TCCTCCACCTTTTGAATTTCATAACACAATTTCATCAAGGACATTTCACTTGCTAATTTTGCAGCCTCCTTCTCAATCTTCTTCGGATCCGTCACGTCCCCTCGAAGCTTGACAAGGATGATGGCCAACTCGGTCTTTGAGCGAGTCATCTGAATTTTAGAACGAAATTAAAATGCGCATGGGAACACAGTGGTTCCTACGGAACCCTGGGGGCTACTCGCGTAAGTTGAAAGGTGTCCAGTGCGTTGTCTCAATCGCCTGAGTAAACTCAGGGTTGCCCAACACGTGCTGACGAATCATGGGCCACAAGTTCGGACACTTTGAGATGCTCTCAAGCGTCTCAAACCGACACTCATCATTTTCATCGTAATTTTTGCGGAACGGAACCTCGGCTCCTTCCATTTTCTTCTTTTCCTCTATGAACCGCTTGATAATGTGACGGTGTTCGGTCGAAGTCATGGGCAAATTGAATACATAGACGTGATAATGATTCAGCACATCGACCCCGTCTTCCACGTCTCGTGGTTCCGGTGTATTCGTAGTAAACTTAAAATAGGAGTAAGACCCCCTTTTTAAGTTTATGAGCCCGCGTGTTTCTTCTTCGAGTTCCCGAATCGCACACCGAAGTGGATTATAGACCTCGCGTCGGCGACACCCGCCGGTGACAAACGTCCACTCTCTGTATCGCCGATCATGGACGATCAAAAAGTGTTGCATGTCGTTCACTTTACTCATCGGTATCGCTATCGCTTTGTGTCGCTCTCTGAGTGGCTGGTCTCGAAGATCTTCCATGATCTTCTACTGATGTTTCTGAGGCAAAAAATTTAATGAGATTTCCCGTGCGCGGGTTATATGATGCTAAAAACACGAGACACGCAATAATCGCCAAAAAGATCCAGTGCATTTTCTAATTTTCTTCCAGGTTTTATCCAGCGCTTAGTTGGCGTAGAGAACCGAGCCGAGACCGTTCTGGATACGCAGAATGTTGTAGTTGACTGCGTACAGGTACGGGGTCGGGTACGCGCTCGTGATGTTGGTGTTGTACAGACCCAGAACGCCGTTGGGCAGGGTCGGAGGCACCACGATGCGGAACGTGTCCAGACGGCTAAAGTTCAGGGTGCCAGTGGGCTGGAGCTTGGACGTGTCCAGACAGTAGCTGATGATCGCCACGTTGGCGGTGCTGTTATTGTGCACGTAGCCATAGGGCGTGTTGTAATACTGAGGAACATCCACAAAGTGAATCAGGGACCGAGAGTCGCCCACATCCACGCCGTTCACCTGAGTCTTGAGCTGGTAGTTGACAGCGGTCGCCGAGCCCACGCCGTTGGCGTAGATCTGGGCGTAATTGACACAGGGGAAGGCCAGAAACTTGACGGGCTGGGCCAGGGCCAACTCCTGGACGGGGTTGTTGCCGAGGACCACGCGCTGCACCTGGGTGATGAGCATATCGTAAGTTGGAGCCTTAGCAAAGTAGTCGCGTTCAGACTGATCCAGATACACGAAGTTCGACCAGGCCTGGTACTGAAGAGACGCGTACGTCGTGCTCGTGGCGGCCGTGCCGGTGAAGAAAGAGATGGTCAGACCAGCTAGCACTTGGCCAATTGTCTGGGACGGGAAGCTCACGGTAATGCTTGTGGCACTGTTGACGTTCGACACGTAGACTGGGCCAGTGAAAGGCAGACCAGCCACGTATTGGCCGACTTGGATACCACCCTGGCCCAGAGGGCTCACGACCTGGCCGATGGTCAGAGTGTTCGATGTCACTGCAGACGTGCCTGCAGCCTGCAAGAGGGGAATCTGTGTCGAGGCCACTGGGGCGTACAGGTTGGCGGTCTGACCCAGACCAAACTGAGTTGCCAAGAAACTTGCGGATGTGTTGGAGAAGGACAGGGAGACGTTAGAGAAACCAGCACCGGGACCGCCGGTGGTTATGGCGTTCGAGAAGGACTGGACAACAGCCACGTTGGTCTGCAGATTGGCGGTTGGTGCTACGACAATCATACCTGGGAACAGAGGGCCGGTCACCTGGGACACGACAACGTTCGCCAAGTTGGAGGACAGGACCACATCGGAAAGTATATTCGCAGTCCCCTGGGGCTGGGCGGGCAGAACGGGAGTGGTCGTGTTACCGATGGTGATGGTCTGGCTCAGGTATGGAGACCAGGTGATGCGGACCTCCACATCGTGGAACTGGAGGCCGATCAGGGGCAGGCACACGGACCAGTCCTTGCAAAAGAAGAACTTCAGAGGCAGGAACGAGTTCTTCTGGTTATTGAATGTGGTGCTATTCAGATTCAGGTACCTCTGGGAGAAGGTCTGAGCACCGGTAATGGGCTCAATATCGGTCATGTACTCGATATCCTGGGTATCCACAATCTGACCACCAATCAGGAGCTCGACCTTATCGATGATACGAGTCCAGTCTGGGTTCACAAGGTTTGCACCGTTGCTGTCGCGAATGTTCAGGTACACGTAGCTCAGCAGATCGCCCTTCTTCTCGAAGCGAATCGTGGAGATGCCACCGGCGATGGGGGCACCCTGGATCACCTGGCGCTCCACGGAGTTGGCGTAGTGCGTGTAGCGCTTGTAGTTGGACCGGTAAAAGGAAACCTCGGGCTTGCCGGTCAGCCAAGCGTCCTGAGGGCCGACGGCGACGAGTTGGACAACACCTCCCGACATTTAGTACTAGCTCATATTTTTTTGCCGTGTCTTAGTTCACAGAAACCGTGTTAAAAGGCAAAGTGCCCATGGCCGGGTCGGCCTTTTTGGGGTCGGCCAAAGAGTACGCCAAGGGGTTCTTTTCGAGCTGCTGGATAGCAATGTCCAAGAAACCATTTGAAGCTCGGGGATTCGGATTCGACTTGAATTCGTTGAGTGGATCATCAAACTCTGGAGGCAGAACGCCGCGGCCCTGGTTCGAGCCCGTAATGCCCATGGGGCCGACTGGAACGGGCTCCGACTCGATGCGAAGATGGGTTGCAGCACCCACCTGGTTGACTGGATCATTACGAACATTCATACGAGCGGCGTTTGCAGCACGATCGGGCTTTGTGCGGTACCCGGAAGACCGAGTCAAGTCCGTGTCTGTGTAGCACGTCTTGCCCTCGGCATACGGCTGAGCGATGTTGTACTGTGGAGGACCGTCTGAGAGCGTGTCTGTACGGAGACCCGTTTCGGACCGAATCGTTGGCTTTTTCGTCTTGAGGAAGTTCGGGCGACCTTCTGGAGCAACCAAAGCGCTCTGAGCACCGCCACCGCCATACGCTCCTGGGTCGCGGAACGCCGTCTTTGTAGCCGCCGCCTGGTGCGTAATGTCTCCGATGTATGCGGCACCTCCGTTCTTGACGAAAGGGTTGCGTGGTCCGGGCCGACCCTCGAGCGTCGTAAGGCGCTCCTCGTTGATGTTCGTCGGCAAAGCACGGAAGTAGTCGTGGAACCCGCCGGCCGCAAGAACGTTCGGGCCAACGCCAAGACCTGGGCCGATATTCATTGGCGTTTCGAGAGGAGAAAGGTTGTTTTGCTTATTCGTCACGTATTCGCGGTTGTACAGGTCATATACGGGTTGGCCGTACGGGAAGCGCGAATTCGTCGGAGTCACGTCCTGAAGGTTTGGGACGGCATCCTTGGGTCGGAGACGCCAATCGTTGATGCGCCGCCCAAAGTCTGGGTTCGTGTTCCGAAGATCGAATGCATCGGCACTGTGTCCGACTGAGTCTGCCATCATGTCCACGTCACGACGGGTCAGAGGTTTCACGGGTTTCGTGGTTGGTGGGGGAGCGGGAGTTTCCTTCCCGTCGGCTAAAGTCTTCCCAGCAAACACAAGACCAACAACGGCGGCGAGCGCCAGAGGATCCATTGATATTAATGTATCTTTTTTTTAGCGGTTCCACGTCTTCACGCCCTTGGTGTAATACCGCTGAGCAAAGCGGTCGTTCTGGTACTCTCCAAACGTGTTGATGGGGTTCCAGTCAATAACGCGCAGAGGCAGCGTCACGTACGTGTTGGGGAAGTCGTAGGTCTGCTCAGACCAGCCCTTCTTCCAAGAGGTCGTCGTCTGCTCACGAAGAGAGTCCTCAACCTCCGTCTTGTCTGCCAAAACCACCTGCGCTGGACCGTACCACACACCCTTTTCCAAAGTCAAATGACTTGTATCAAGCGTCGGCATTATTAATGTAATTGTATATTTAAATTTAACGACCGTTTCCGGCCCGCATCTGAGGCCGCTCTGGGAAGGCGGAGTAGAACCGATCTGGGTCACACGCGGCACCGCCCTGGTCGTGACACTTGGCCGCGAAGGGTTTGCCGTACGCCGCCTGAGCAAACCCTGTCTGGTCGTTTGGAATCGTTGTTGCAGGCATTGAGTAGAAATTGCGCTCGGCATCACGCTGACGCTCGAATGGGTGAATCTGGCTCCACGCAGTCTGGACCTTGTCGCGGACGCTTGGGTACCACGCAGCTGCAGGCCGGTCTGGGTTATCCACATAGTCGCTCAAAAGCACGTTCCCCATAGAGTTTTCCGTGGTTGGAAGCGTGACATTTGGACGGAAAATGGTCGAGTACCGCGCATCTCCAATCGTCGAACGAAGGCTTCCATCCTTAATCATATTTGTGGTCCACATGTAATACAGAATTGCAAGAGCGACGCCCCCGAGTGCAAAGACGCGCGGGTCCCGATTGATAAGGTACACGATACACACGGCATACAGAACGAACCGCGTCGTCGCCGACACGCGCTCATCGGCCGTCTGTGTCGCCGTGGGCCAAAAGGTCAAGAGGTCGCTCGACTTGAAAACGTCTCTGGGATCCATTACTTCTTCTACTTACGGAGATTCTTTTTCTTTTTGCCTGAAGGAGGGGGGCGTCTCGGAGTTTGGGGAACTGTACCGAGCAGGGATGCAAACGGGTTTCCGGACCCGCTTCCCATCATCTGGCTTAGCATACTGTTGACACCGGCCATAAGAGACGCCTCGTCCGGCTGACCGTTCGGGCCGATCTTCATATTCTTTGCACAGTTCTCGGCAGCTGCCTCGATAGCGCTCAACGTCTCTGGAGGGAACATACTCAGAGTCGTTGCAATCATGTACAGAGACGAAAGGTACTGCCAAATAGCCTGTTTCGTATTAGCCGAACAGTCCTCACGCTTCCAAATCACGTGAAGGTTCAGACCCTTTGCAAACTCATTCTCTTCGCGGAAAAACGACTCGTCACGGGCAGACATCTGCCCGGCCCATGGTGCCACTTGCTTCATAAACGTCTTGCAATCCGGACCAGTCTTTGCAGGCTCGTCGGGGAACACGGTGCTGAGCTCCCCGAGGAACTGGGTCATCATCTCATCGAACGCTTTTACGGTGGTCATTTAACCCAGTTAAAAACCCAAGTTTTTAACTGTCCAGTCGTAGCCAAATCAGAAAGGCTCCTTTAAAACCGGACCAGAATCTCCCTGACCCTGACTCACGATAAAATACACGAGAATACCAACCAAAAAGGCTGGTTTGAAATAGTCTGAATTCTTCAATTTTTCTTCATTGTTTAATTTTGATTTCAAATAGACGTAAGCAATGACAACGGCCGCGGCAATAACTCCTGCACTCATGGGCTCACGAAAGTACTGGTCCATGTCTCTGCTATTACGTATGGTTTAATTTTTGAATTTTTGTTGGCGCATCTGGAAACAGGGACTCACCATCGTCCGTTGAGGCCGGTGTCGC